CAATAGAAATATTATTTAAATATAATTTATCTCCATTGTGTCCTACCAAAAAAGACGTATAAGTAGCAGAGCTATCTGTTATCATAGCGTTATTCATAAATAAATTTTTTATAGTGACAGTTAAATTGTTTTTACCTATATAACCAAAAAGACCCAAGTATTTTACACCCATACCTGTTACCGTGTTATCTATTGTCATGTTTGAAATAGTATGATACTGTCCATCAAACATACCATTAAAAGAATAGTTTTCTTTACCAATAGGATACCAATAATGAGCAGATAAATCTATGTCAGCAGTTAGCTGATAATATTTATTTCTATAAGTTGTATTGCTATTTACTAAATAAGCCATATAAGCTAATTGGGCAGCATTTGAAATTTGATATGGAGAAGATGAAGTTCCACTGCCACCAGCAAAAGATGATGCTTTATAATCTGTCCATAAACCCGTTGCCATTATTCTTCACCTCCCATTAAGATGGTATTTTAAACCATATATCTCCTACCGCCATATTACTTGGTTGTGAACTTGCCACATGGATTTTAGTGTTGTATCCAGTAGTTGTTCCTACAACTCTATATGAAGTGCTGCCTTGCATATACACAGGATAAGATATTGAGCTACCAAGGTATATAGTATTACCCCTGTAATATGATGTAGTTGAACTATCGCCGAAATAATTTGTTGTAGCACTTGAACCGAAATAGTTTGTGGCAGCATATCTTCCGTAATAGTTGCTAAGATTTGTCTTATAAGATGAATTATAACTACTACCAAAATGATTAGTTATTGTAGTTGTATTGGCACTATTTCTATAACCAAAATAGTTATACATTGCAGTAGCTCCACCTTGTTCGCCGAAGTAATTTGAACTTGAATTCACTCTTAGTAATTTAAGGTTACTACTATAACTTGACAAAAAACCATATCCTGAAGTCAAAGTTGTATTGCCCGATAAAGTACCGCCAGATGTTTTAAGAAAATCAGACGTACTTGGAATATCAGACTTAGTAGCTATCTCATTGCCATCGTAATACCATTTACCACCCTGGCTACTAGATATATACAATGGGTCAGTAGCAGAAAAATCAAATCTTTTACTGCTTGTATCGTGTGCCATATAATAAACAAAATCAAGTCCATTATCAACATTCTTTTGAGACATATCATAAACTTCTGATGTGATTTCAGTTAATGAAGCATATCCATTAAATAAATCTGTATTTGAAAATGTTACATCATTTGTTAAAGTTAAGTAATCAATTGACAAGTATCCATTAAATGAAAAATCACCCGAACTTGGTTGAGAAATCAAACTAAGAAACACTGATGCATTGGCACTTAAAGTTTCTACACAAGCATCAAGGTCTGTTTTGTCGCTTGCACTCATCAACCCTGAACTTGAAGTAGTAGCATTACTATATGTTTTTTCAGTTCCCCATATAGCAGTGCCATCTGCCGACCATTTCAGTATTTGACCTGATGAGCCTCCACTTGGTATGTGTTTATTGCCAGATGTAGTGGGGTGAATATAGTTATTTGCATTACTTGATATTCCGTTTAATTTTATTTTATCGCTTGACGACATTAAACCATTAATGGTAGTAGTAGCATTTGACGGAGTATCAATCAAATCGTTATAACTACCCGTAAAAGCAACTTTTTTTAAATCAGAGAACCATTTTTGAACTTTACCAAATAGAGTAGAACTCTTTTCATTTGAAACAATATTTTCCCTTACTGAAGCCTCTGTGAAAGCCACAGTAGTGTCAGAAATAGCACTATTTGAGTTTAGCTTATTGTCTACATCAGTTTTGTTGGCTTTGCCTTTTACGTCCGTTTGTAGGCTTGAAATTGCAGTTTCATCTTCAGTCAATCTATCCTCTAAGACTTTACCCTTACCATCATATACTGCTTTGGTGTGCGATATAGGATATACTTTTTCATTATTTTGTGTAAAATATTTTGCTTTAGCCATTAAGTTCCTCCTTTCTAATTTTCAATATCATCTATCACGTAAACAACGTGTTCTTTCATATAGTTCAATTCCGACTGCAACGATTGTATAGCACTCTGCAATGTGTTGATTGTTGCAACTGAATTATCCATTGAATTTACGGCATTGTCTACTTTTGTATTAAGAGCATTAACCTTGTCATATAGAGCAGATACAATAGCGGTGTCTTGCTTTGAAATTGTTTGGTCAATGTCCAATCCTTTAAGAACCGTTAAAGTAGCAGGAGTAGTTGTCAATTTGTATGAATTATCTAACTCAAATGCAATTGAAAACGACACTGTTCCTGCATAACGAGTAACGTCATTAGTAATTGTCCATCCAAGCTTAATCGAATTATTTTCAACAGTAACATCAGTGACTTTGTAAATATTCACTTCTTTGCCAGCGTTCACAAAATAGATATAAGCAGTCTTATCAGTTAAATCAATTCCGTCAAATGTAATAGACGGAACATGAATGTAAACTGTTTCGGCATTATTTTCAGTGGCTACACCTATTGTCTGCAATTCAGACGGAACAGTAATCGTTCTATTATCCATATCAACTGTTATCTCTGGTTCAGTATTAGGATTGACCATCATAACTGACGGGGTGTATGCGGATGTTTGATTTTTTAAGCTTTCCAAGCTTTCTTTAAGAGACATAGCCATTACGAACTTGCCTCCGTTTCTTCTAACGGTTCATAAGTAATATCATCGGTAAAAGATATGTCGCCTTTATTTCCATCTATCTCGTTCTCGATGTTATTTACAACTATTTTTAAACCATTTAAATCTAAAAATTTCTTTTCTTCCATTTTCTTTCCTCCAAAACGAGTTATATATTTTTGCAAAAACATATAGTATCAAGCAATACAAAAAGGGAAGAGTCGTCACCCTTCCCTTAGAAATATGTATTACTTTGAATTAATCAGAGAATAAATTATTCAGTCACTTTTGTAAATAGAGCATTTATTTCATCTGTTGAGATTGCTTCAATAGCAACAGATTCAAGATCAGCCACTTTTGTTTTTAGTGTTGAAATATCACTTGTATTTGTTTTTACTGCACCATCAGCAAGTTCTTTTACTTTTGTATCTGCAACACCAGCCGCATCAAAAGCCGTTGTTTCAGCATATGCGGCAGACTTTAAACCTGCAACTAAAACATCTGTGCCATCGACAGCGACTGTACCGTCTGTTTTACCGGTAGCAACCGACTGAATTGCAGAATCGGCTTTATCAATAGAAGCTTGTACATCAGTGCCTAATTTTGCTTTTGTAACTTGAGCATCACCAATCTTAGCAGTAATAACTGCACCGTCAGCAAGTTCTGTTGAACCTACACCACCAGCAACAATTGTGGCACTAACTTCTCTTGTTGCAGAATCAATAGCAATCTGAACCTGAGTTGCATTGGCTTTTGCAGTGTAAATGTCTACAAGCTTACCAACATTAATATAAACTTTGTCACTTGTTGCATTAGATAGTGTCAATTCAAGGTATGTGCCTTCATCCTGCCCTTCAGGGTTAACAACCACTTTACCACTTGATACGACCATATCCTTTGGAATATCAACCGTAGCAATAGTTGCACCATTCTGAGTGAAGGTATAAGACTTTGCATATCCTTCTGTTGTTACATCTGTAGTAACTACAACCGCGTCTGCTGCGATAGCAGATGTCTTGGCAGTGTCAGCCTTATCTACAATATAAGCTTTGATTTTACTGTCATATGTACCAAGACCTGCGTAACTTAAAAACTTTTGTGTTTCGTTTGCCATTCTAATTTCCTCCTTGAATTTAATGAAAGTGTATAAGTTATGTATATAATAAAACGCATTGTTAGCCGGCATAATGCGATTTATCCTAAATTATTTAAATAGATTTTCTATCTCTTCATCAGAGATTGTTTGTTTTTCAGTATTTGTTATATTTTCAACGGTTTCATCAAGTTCATTCTTATCTATAAATTCTTCAATCTTCTTTGACGAATATGTTGTCTTATCAGAAATAACATCATCATTTATAAAATTGTCATGATGTTCAATAATCTGTCCTTGTAATTCGGTAATTTCTTCTTCCAAAGCAATCAACTGAGCAATACGTTGGTCAAGTGCCGCCATAGATTCTGACGGTATAAATTGAGCCCAGTTCTTTGTAGGAATAATTTTTACCCTACAAGATTGTGTTTTCAGAACAGGGTCTTGAACTACACCATCTTCGTCCATATAAACTTGGTAAAACGATAGTTGTAATTCAATATCCCCATTTTCAGCAGTCATTTTTGAGCCAATAGGAAGCAAATATTCTAAATATTGTTCATCAGCATATTCTACCAATTCCTCAGACAAAGTTAAAAATTCTTGCTTATACAAATGAGAAATAGGGGAGATATATTCCAATGATACAGTCGTAAAATTTCTCATATCATTTCCGTCATATGTTTGTGGAATTAAAAATTGAATTTTACCAACCATATTGTCATACTGCATAATTGCTTCTTTGTGAGCTCCATATAATCTTCTATCGTTTAATAGAGTAATCGTGTACATTAAACCCTCCCTCAAAGACCAAACGCATTACAACAAAGCACTAAAAAAACTCCGTTTTCTACTGTAGATTCGAAATCGGAGTCCCAATACTTAACGTCTGTAATTATGCCTTTATCACAAAGGCTATCAAGAAAATTTCTGCCCCAATGGTCTGTTTTTCTATTCTTGTATTTTTCTTTTGTACCACCTGTAAGCTTATCAACCAAAGCCAATAATGTAGCCTTAGAAATCCAGACATTTAGTTTATTAACCATTCCGTCAATATCTTCAATGACTTTTGTTCCGTCAGAAGAACCACCGTCTTTAGATGCTAAAGAGATGACATTTGGCTGAGCCCAATGAATACTTGAATTTGTTTTCTCACTTGTCCAAGTACCGCCTGAAAGCAAATCGAGAACTCTAACTGCCTTTGCATTTGTCAAGAAATCAGTAAGTGTCCATTGAGATGCATCTGTAATAATACCCTTTGCCACCAACTTATCCAAAGCAATCTTTTGAGGATTTTCTGCTTGAACAGTAATACCTCCGGCAACAGCAAATTTAATTTCATCAAGTGGATAATATCGACCAGGACAATTACTGTCGCCGATTTCTCTATGTCCAACTATCTTTGCATTTGGATAATAATTCTTTTTAAGATATTGACATAACTCAATAATAGATTTCTTTTGTGCTTGTGGCATTGTCTTTTCTTTTGTATGATAATCACCTTCAGCACAAATGCCAATAGAACAACTATTCATACCTTGAACGTGAGCACCAACCACATCAAGAGGACGTCCACGATAAATTGTACCGTCTTTTCTTACAAAGAAATGATAACCGATGCCTGTCCAACCATTTGAGACGTGCCAACTGTGTATATCTTGTGGAGTACATTTAACTGCTTCTGCGTGATGTAACGCTATAAAATCTGTGCGTGAACGCTTTGTAAAGCCACCGTGCCATTTATAAGCAACTTCAATTATATTCATAGCAATCTTCCTTTCTTTAATTTTTGCACAAAAAAAGAACATTCGTATAGAATGAATGTTCTCTTATTTATCACTATTAGGCGTAGTATATGTAAGTGCCGTTTTGCTATCTGTAATGCCTGTTGTAGTTGGGTCGATAATAGCATTATAAACACTCGTTGCCATCAACAGCAATACATATGGATTAGAAAAAGCTGTCAATATTACATTGCCTACTGCTTGCCATGTAGTTAGGTCTTGCGCCGTAATTCCCATATACCCAAGTACAGGAACAAAAATAGCAACTACAATTTGTACCCAAAACATCGGATTTTTAATTCTTACTTTCCAGTTAATGTTTGTCATAATAAATTCCTCCTTTGAATGTTAAAATGTTAATAATACTTCTATTTGACCATCTTCATGGTCTGCTCCACTTATAGGCTTGGAAACGATTCGACAAAATGCTTTTTTATTTTGTAAAACGTCTTTGGTTAATTTGTATCCATCTTCATCATTAGTATAAAGGAAATGTCCTTTCTGGTCTCGATCATATTTATCATAGTCACTATAAAAATCATCAAATTGATTATCTAATACGAAAACTTCATTCACATCTGTAGTTATTAATTCCCCATAGTATGAATTTTGCACAACAGGATTGCTATTAATTTCAATGGTCGTTATATCAGGGTGTAGTGCATATATAATTTCTCCTACATTATTTTCTGTTTCGACAGCCTGTTTCTTTATTTCGTTTGTTGCACATATCAAACTCGTTTTGTCATCTGTTGATAAATTACGCAATGTTTGATAAGGTAATGTGATTGAAAATTTATTGCCCATCCAATCACAATCATAATTACTAATTACAAATTGACTCGGCGGTTCTTCAGAAGAATCATTATAAACGACACTAATTGTATAATAACAAATCGTAAACTTCCAAATCCTATTTTCAAATACGTTATCTAAAATTGCAGAATCAGATGTAGTTAAAGTAAAAGCTTGTGTGTCAATATTAAATTCGCAATTAATGTAAGTTTTGTTCCTTGAAGCAGGAATAAATTCGACTGTAGTAGCGGATAATGGTAAATTCCATAATCCCATATCATTATTGCTAAATGGAATAATACCCTTGTCAAACGTAATACTGACTTTTTCAGAATTAACATCTACAATTTTTGGAACAGGTAATGTTAAATTCATTATATTGCCACCAGCCGTCCAAACGATTTGCTTACCATAAACATCATCTCTAAGTCTCTCGACTAAATCAATCATTTCGAGACCATTTCCACTTGCATATTTATCAATAGCACTTCTCACATATTCTGTGGTTGCAACTTGTCGTGAATTATTTAATACAGACGGAGTAGGTGCTGTCGGTGTTCCTGTAAAATGTGGAGAATTAACACTAGCATAGTTTGAGTAATCAAAACTGCCGGCTAAATTGCCGATATATAACCAGTTGTGATTACCTTTATTGTCACCGACACAGAAATACACTGAGAATGTATTAGAATTCAAATAAAAATCGCCTACATTTGCAGAAATGTCATTATTGGCAACATCATTTACATTTGTTGTATGGGTTAATAGTGTACCATAGTGCCATATACCGGTTGTTGTTGTATTTTCTAATTGTTTTTTTATTGTGCCTATAGAATTGTTAATTGAAGTATCAGAGGCTACTAATTCATTGATTGCTTCTAAAAATGAATTTTTATTTTTTGTAGCCAATGATGTCAAAGTATTCAATCCATCAAAATACATTCTTCTTGCATACATTTCAGAAATTGTTGCTTTCATATATGTTACATCCATCTTTGCAAAATTTCCTGGTTCAGGCTGTTCTGTAACTTCCAAATCAAGCTTGCCTGTTTCGGTTGAATAAAGAAGATTTATATATTTTTCTCCTTCTTCACCTTTTTCCGCCGAAAATGTTGCAGAAATTGATTCTGATTGAATAGTTAAACCATCCATAAGAATTTTATTTTTTACAGTTTCACCATCTATTGTCACATACCCATTGCCATATGATGTATTAATACTTATAATTAAATCTGCTTTTTCAAGACTATGGGTTATTGTGTGTGTGCTTATCCCTGTACCATACAAGGTTGTTTTATCTGCTTTAGAAGAAAGTGTTTCATTAATAGATTGAACATCAGATTTTCGTTCGCTTGTTTCGGTCGAAATTAAGGTGTTCAGTGATGAATCATTATTTTGTCTTTCTTGTGTTTCATCTTGAACATTTTTAACAATTTGAGCAATTTTATCCGTTATCCCATTCAGTGCTTTTCTTACAGTTGTAGCTTGTGGAGGATAGGTACTATCTTTATCTAAAGTATCTACAACTTCATTTTCCATTACTGCATTGTTAATAGCATTAATCAGTTGTTGCTTAAAATCTGCATTATCATCATTTGTGTCAATATCTTTGATTACGTTAATAAGGTCTCTTAACTCTTCAAGTTCATTTGTTTCAAATGATTGAACCAAGTTCAATAAGTTTTGAATAGTCACACCTGCTTGAATAAAAATATGTGCATCTTTTTTTAAATCAATATGTGCCATTTAATCACTCCTTTCTACCAAATATGATAATCTACACTAAATGAAGCAGAGTCATAAGATAGAGCATATGGGTTTCCAGAATTAGATACCTTAATGCAAATGGTATCTCCCATTAAATCAACCTGTTGAACTTTTTGGCTGCCATATGAATTAGTATGAATAAGTGGGTTAAACAAAGAATTGAGTTTATTCCCATCATACCAAAAGAAGATTTGAGATTTTGGGGTCATTAGTTGTTTGGTCACTTAGTTTAATATTTATAACTCCACAATGTTCTTTCGATTTGTCAAATGGAATAGATATATTTCGTATTGTGTCATTTTTATCTCCACTAAAATCCCAGCTTGAATTTTTCAATGTACTATGTCTGCCCACCATAACTTTATCTACATATCCTTGAATATATTTTTGAACATAATCTTCAATTGCACTTTTAAATTCACCCATCAGCGTAACATTGCTTGTGTCTATATGTAAATCAGCCATTATTTATCACCGTCCTTTTCTGTTTGACATAAATATTCACTTCTTGAACCAAATGTTTGTCCAATATATTTCTTTAATCCTTGATTACTTATATACATCCTGACAAAATCATTTGGTTTGATTTTTATATTTGTATAGTTAGGTATATTTTCATATACTTCTTTTGTAGTTGTATCTTTCAATGTTGCGTGCAATCCATCGTCAGAAACACTTTGTACTTTTAAATCCTCAAATGTTTCAATATTCTGATTTTTTAAATATGTTGAAACTTCACTTTGGATAATTTGACGTATCATATTTACATATGCAATAACTGTTTCATCATTAAAATCTATTTTTTCTTCTTTTTCTTCTTTTTTGTTCATTAGAAGATCACCTCGTTAATATTTGTCATTGTTAAAGATGTAGTTGCACCACTATCCATATTCATTGAAATAGAGTCAATGACATAGTTTTCGTTGTTAATACCCAAGCTTGGATAATTGACCATAACAGACTGGTTAACATCGAATATAGGATTATATGTGCAAGATAAATTCAATGTTTTCGTACCACGACTAAAATTAATCAATTCATACATTGCCCGTGACATACACAATGAATCAGCATATAGCTTACTATCATTTATAACTTCTGGTATTTCGCCATTATACTGAATACAATAGTCTGATTTCAAATTCTTATTTTCGGCAATAGCACTGAATTGATAACCGTTGGCAATAGCACCTTTAACAACAACTTTATTTCTGACTTGTGATGTATTATAAACAACATTTGCCGACACAATATCTTTGTCGTTTTCCTCAAAACGATATACAACAGGGAAGTTAGATGATATAAACTCATTAACATTAGAACTAACAACCATATTGCCAAATTCGTTGTAGTAAACATCGGAAGAAATTGTTTCGCCCATACTTGTAAATATCTCACTAACTTTTGTACCGGCATCTTGCTTTATAGTGTAATATGTATTAATGTCCGTATATTCACTATTAAAAATAATTGGTTTTAAGTCAAATGGTTTGCCATTTCCTCTGTCGCTTGCCAATAGAGAAGTAAAAGCATTCTTCATTGGAACACCAACAGGAATGATTGTTTTTAAACTCGTCGTTCCATAAACACTGCCATCGAATAAGCCAAACTTATCACATAATGATAATGAGATTGTTTGGTTTGAATTTTCTCTTGATAATGTAGGGTCTTTAAAAACAAATACTCCTTGTTGTTTCCAATATATTGTGTCACCAATAACAATACCAGAATCAAATCTAAATTTGCTTCCCGTCCATATTAATCCCTTAATCGGTTTAGGCTTCCACTTATTATCTATATTTGCAAGAGTAATATTCATTGTACGTCTTTGACCAGTCTGATATGTAATACTTAAACTTGCCGACATTAAATCATCGCTTGCGTCCATTGATATGTTTTCATCTTCGTCCAACAAATACAATCTAAAAACAGGTATAACTATATCAGCTTTGAACACTTTGAGTATTCTCTCAAACCCAAGTTTGCTGAACGAATTTAGATATACCTGTTTTGTTATATTTGCAATATTAATATTATGGATACTGTCAACTACATATCCGTTCTTGTATATGTTCATGTTAAACCACCGTCCAAAAGGGGAGAAGCAAGGTATTCGTGATATTTATTGTCTGAATCAACTTCAACTGTATCTTTCAACAAAGCTCCTTCGCTATCCGCTAAATATTCATAATACAATGGATTAATCGGCAATGTCATACCCAACACATCAACCGTATCAATATCATTTAACTGATTAAATGTGAACGTAACAGAAACATCGTGATTGTCATTTGTATCATATTGAAATGTTGGATTAGCATCTGTATCTCCAATAGTAATCAATCCTCTTAAATCTATGAGCATTTTCAAACTGTTACTTGATACAAAATTCTCCCAATTTATAATGTCGTCATAAGTATCTATATATTGACTATCACCTGAGCAATCTATTTTGCCAAGTAATCCTGTAATAGACATCGTTCTCTGCTTTCGATTACCGCCAGTCGCTTTGCCATAGGCATTTTGGGTCTGATAAAATGTCTTATCCGTATTCAATGTGTAACCGTCATTGGTTAGATTAATATCTAATTGCCATATATTATCTTCGTCTATCGTATATGTATTATCTTTGCCCGTCGGAACAAGACCAATGACAGATACTGTTCCTCTATGCAGTTGGATTTTATCCGATACAAGAGGGGAGATTGTTTTGATATTTACTTGCACACCATTGACATCCATTGTATTATTACAAATACCAAAAATATAATATTGGTAATCACATAAATCTCCAACAGTGAAATCTTCTATCACACGTTGAGTAGGATTTTCAGTTTGACATACTTTATGTAACGTATCTTGTTCGCCCAACGTTTTATAAACTTGGAAATGGTCAATATTTTCATATGAACCATCAAAGTTACTTCCCACTAACGTATCATTAAAGTTTGCCAACAATTTTGTATCAGAATTCCAACTATAATTCCCATACGCTTGTGTTAATGTCTCTTTTAAATCATCAGAATGAGAGCCTTCGTCAATGCCAAAAGCATTGTATGTAACTCCGCCGAACAATTTCACTTTTGCCATTAACTATCACCTCCAACAGTCTTATTAGCTTTTTGAGACATATTTTTAAAATAAACATTTTCAGTTTTTGTATCTATAATTACAAGCCATGTTTGTTCGCTTAAAGGTGTTTCCGTGTGATAATATAAATTATCGCCATAATTTATTTCACCGTTCATATACAAATAAGGAACAGAATAGTCCACTGTTTCTTTTGTCATGGCTTCATTTATTGCCTTTTTCTTATCTCCGACAGTCATATTGTCCCAATTTTCATATGGGGAGAACACTCGTCCGTACGAAGAGTATCCTGTACTTGGATTTTTTACTGATAGATAAAAATGCACACCATCCCACTTTAATGAAGTTGTTATTCCATCATCCTCTGTAACTTCAAATATTGTACCGGTATAATCAGAGTCAATTCTGAATGTTGTATATATTGTACTCTTGCCAAACGATAATTCCTTTTCACCGTCTATAAAATCATATGTCAAAGAGTTACCTTTATCCAAGTGACATACATTATTAGAGACAGTCAATGTAGTATCTATTTTATCAGTATCCTTATTATATGCAAGAAACTGATGTCCACCTTCAATTTCTTCATTAGCAATAATAGAATGTAATTCACTGAAATCAACAATTAAAGAATTATGTTTTCTGTATTCCTCAATTTTAATGTTCATAGGGTAGGAGATAGAATTATACTCTGCTTTAATATAAATTATTTTTTCAAATGTAGAGCCAACACTATCTGTTAAAGACAATGTTAATCTATACTCATTTCCACTGATAAATTTATCATATTGCCAATCTATATTGGTTGAATATATGTTGTTTAAATAAGAAACGGTTGAATATTTTGTATCCGATTCACGTCTTTCTAAAAGAAAACTATAATGACTAACACTTATTCCTTCGGATTGTAAATACTCACCAGTGATATGCAAATTGCTATATGATAAGGATAGGGGAGCAAGTTGCGTGTTTTCAGATAAATCTATCTCTCTTGTCACATTTTCACCATTTACACTTGTAAAGTTTTCATATAAATTAATCTCAGGAGGTGTGTTTGTGTCAAAGTAATATTGGTCTGTATCTATGTAATTACAATATATTGTATATGTATCATTGACAGAAACCTTAAGTTTACCACTTACAACCGCATAACCAAATTTAGGTTCACCATATGTATCTAAATCATCCGTTGAGTTGAACCATTTGACTGTCTTGTCGCCTCTCTCAGGGTCTTTTTTATATGCGTCATATTTTGGCAAAAAGTAATAATATTTTTTGATTTTTGCAAACGTATTCCCAACCTTAATATAGTAGTTCGCATTTTCATCATATCGTGTCCATAATTCTTTGTGTGGATTATCATCGGAAGTTTTTGTTAATGTACAATCCTTAAAATACATTTGCGTATGAGGATTTATCTTTAGAATTCGATTCCCATTCATTTCAGAACTATTCAAACCGTAATATGTTCCTTGATTAGATCCTGCGGACTCAGCCCCTGATAAAATTTCCATAACAGTACCTTTACCAATCCAAGAAGACGGCACATAATTAGACTTGGTATCGTCCTCATTAAACTTGGTATCGTCCTCATATATTCTCATCTTCCAAGTATACATTTCACCGGCAGCGAATGAAAACGTGGTTTCATTACTTGTTCTATTGTTGTCCGATTTGTATATCTTATATGTTGGAATGTTATTCTTAATAGGGTATGTAACCAACGAACTATAATTATTTTCTTGCAAATTTTGTATATCAAAATTATCAAAGTAATATTCATAGTTGTTGTCATCTATCATTAATCGTGCTTTTGCAATCTTTCCGCTTGATTGTAATTCACATTGAAAATCAACTTCTTCATTTGGATTTACAACCTCTGCATGTGGATATTGCAATGCTGGTTTTCTAAGCAAATGTTTCACCGTTACTGAAAACTTATAAAAAGTTATAAACCTTTATGTTTCATTCCTACTTCATCGTATATGCTTTTGACATGATTTCTCATAATCTACTCGCAAGTTCTTGTACACTCCATAGGCATAAATTCCTGACTAACGTATCAGTACATATCTGTAATAACTTGAAAGTGTTATGCTACAGATTGTTGTTTTAGGATTGTTGTTTTAGGACATTTTCTCCATACTGTTTTAGATTCAAAGCCGCCTGATAATCTCTATCAATTACATTTCCACATTCACATTTGTAAATACGGTCAGACAACTTTAAATCTTTTTTAATACTTCCACAACAACTACATAATTTAGAACTTGGAAAAAATCTATCGGCTATAACAACTGGTATATTGTTCCACATAGCCTTGTATTCAATCTGTCTTCTAAATTCATAAAAACCTTGCTGTTGTACTGCTTTGGATAAATGTTTATTCTTCATCATTCCACTTACATTCAAATCTTCAATACAAATGAAACTTGGTTCTCGTTTCACTATCTCAGATGTTGTTTGGTGTAAATAGTTTTGACGAACATTTGTTAGTCTGTGATTTAGTTTTAAAAGTTCTTTTTCTCTTTTTATAATGTTACTTGTTTTACAGTAATTTGCTCCTTTCTTATTTTTCTCATATTTTCTTGATATGGAACGCTGTAACCTGCGTTTTTTCTTTTCTAATTTCTTTACCGTTTGCGTTTTGTTTATGTTCTTGTATGTATTGCCATCAGAACATATTGCTAAATGCTTTATTCCTAAATCAATTCCAATACCTTCATTTGATGGAAGAGTAGTATTATCATTAACTTCAATACCAATTGACACATACCAATATAATCCGTCATAAGTAAAACGTGGATTCATGTATTTACAGCCAGTTGGTATTCTTCCTTTTTCACAAAGTTTAATCCAGTTTAACTTTTGTTTATTCTGTTTTTTACTCATTGAAAAACTTTCAACTTTCACATGGGTATCGGTAAACTGAATTTTTATATTGTCTTGATAAAAAGATGGAGTAGAGTGTTTCTTACTCTTAAATTCAGGATATTTACATTGTCCTTTGAAGAATCTCTTATAAGTATTACAAGCATCTTTAATTGCTTGTTTTGTTACATTATTGCTTACTTCATTCAGCCATTGATATTCAGACTGTTTCTTTAATTGTGTAAATTCTTTTCGCAATTCACTATCTGATAAAAATTTGTTCCCTTGCTTATAATTATCCTGTTCTCTTGAAATAGCCCAATTATAAGCAAATCTAGCACAGCCTGCATATTGAAACAACTTAGTCGATTGTTTATTATTTGGATTCAATCTCACTTTTATTGACTTTATCATTTGATTCACCTTCTTCCTCAATTAATTCTTTTACTAATTTTCTAGCTTTATTTGCACGTTTACCTTGTAATTTACAACTAAAAACTGTAATTATTTGAACTAAATCTTCTACAAGTTCTTGTTGCTCTGATTTTTCTGTGTTATCAATAATTTCTATATCACAGTTATATAAACTTGCGATATATTCGACTAATTCAAATCCAAATCTTAACAATCTGTCTTTATAAAGAACCACAACTTTTTCTACTTTATTTTGAGATATGCGTTTAATCAGTTCTTTCAGTCCTTTTTTCTTATAATTGATTCCAGAACCTATATCAGAAATAATTTCATAAGGTCTTCCTTGTGCATTTAGATACAATTTCATATTCTCTATTTGTCTTTCCAGATCATCTTTTTGTTTATTGCTTGAGACTCTACAATATCCAATGACAATTCTATCTAAATTAGGTTTTATGTTCATAACCTGATTTAACTGTTCATGAGAATAATATCTGTATCCATTACTAGAAGTATGGTGAGGATGAAGTTTACCATTTGCGTCCCAATTTCTAAGTGTTTGTGCTGATACTCCTAAAATTTTTGAAAATTTATTGATAGAATAGTATTTACTCATAATTAAAATCTCCCTATAATGTTTATACCTAATTCTATCATTAAAAGTTATAAAAGTAAGCATATATTTATAACTTTTTATAACTTATAACAAACAGTTACATTCCTCCTTAAATTTTTGCAATAAAAAAACAGCTACGCAATATAACGTAACTGTTTATTAGTGGTTTGTATTGTTTTTAATTGTAGCAATATAAACTGTTCATATATTTATTTTGTTGCCTTAACTTTTAAATTATTATCTTTGTCTATCTTGAAGGTAAAATCATGAGTGTTCATATAATTTACCCAATTCATATAATCTTGATTAACCGTATTTCTTACTAGTGGTTTGGTTGTAACTATTGGCTTTTCACTCTTTATAGCATATACTCCCATGACAATTCCTCCTTTATAAATAATTTGAACTATATCTTTCAAAAACATTTATTTAATAATATTATATGCATTTCAACGAAGGTTATAATCACTATACTTTTATTCATTTCGATTATATAATCGCATAAAATTTCTATAACTATTATAACCGATTTTTTCAAAAAATCAATACCAATCCACGAAATTCCTTGATTCAACCAATAAAAAATAGCATTAGACAGTCACTCCCAAAAGGGAGCAACCATCTAACTTATAACTTATATTTTTGTGTTCTTTATAATTGGATATTGTGATTTAACTTTGTCTGTCAAAGAATCTACAAAAGCATTTGCGTCCGGAACAGGGTCAGTCACATTTATATCGCCCGTAAACGTAATGCTTTCGGTAGTTGACGTTGAATTGTTAGTTGCAGGCATTTGTTGAGGAGATTGCGGAATTAAATCAGGCATTGCCATAGGACTTGCATAATATTCCATCATTTTAGTCATAATATTCTCAAAATTTGAACTTGCAACCATGCCTTGTAAAGTAACCGGTTCAAAACGATCTCCGAATTCAGATAACCCCGAATAATTTATAGGAGTATCATAATAAAGTCTATTGTTTGCCCTTTCTTGATTGACAAGTGCCTCCCATTTTTGCAGTTCTTTACGTTGAGACGGTGTTAATAGTCCGTTCTGTTTATTTTGTAAATCAAGATATTCTTGTACTTTCTCAGCAGGGTCTTCGGTAGGAGCATTATCTCCTCTATACTGTGCAAGCTTTTTATCTCCATTTTTACCTAAAGCTATTTCTGATTCAAGTCCACCATGTTCAAATCGTTGTGAATATTGAAGACTATTGTTATCAGTAGTAACCTTACTGTTTACATGAGTTTCATTCATTTTGCTTATAGCATTATAGGCTTCGTCTGAATAAATACCTGCTTTATGCAAAAAGTCAACAACACCTTGATTGTTTGCATAATCAGTATTGTATAAAAAATTATTTCCAAGTTCAATGTCACTTAATCCTGCTATTTGACTATAAATAGATTTATCAGAATTTTCAAAGATATTAGCCCACTTAATACTGTTGCCACTTAACGCATTGTTTGTAGCAATAAGAGCCTCAAGAGACTCCATTGTTTCAGCATGACGAACAGCCTCTTCGCCATTTATATTCGATAACGTATCAATATATTGTTGATTTGCTGAAATAATTTCTTGAGTCTTATCACTCTGTTCTTCCATCTTACGAACATTCTCATTCTCAACATTATCTTGAATAAGATTATCACGAGCCATTGTAGCCTTAGTAGCTTCTAACTGAGTATTATAAAGCTTTTCAGGATCAGCAACATTGACCCATCTGTCACCAACAAGAATACGTGTATCACGTTCTTTTAAAGTGTTTTGGAACTCAGCATTTTTCTTTGTGACTTCAAGATTTTGCTTTGCTACTTCTAATTGCTCTTTCAACTGTTCAACACGGCGATTATAAGCATTAGTAATCTGTTGTTCTTGATAGTAATCGTCTTTGCCTAACTTATTAATATCTGACTTATACTTCTTATAGGCTCTCGACATTTCATCATTCAAGCCATTAATAGTATTCATCATATCAGAATAGTCATTCTCATTAAACAACAACGCTCTTGTATCATCATCTAACCATTGAGAAAGATTTTTATTTGCAATAAGTTCACTTTGATAATCCAAAGCAGCATCTCTCAATGATTGTTGGAATGAATACTGTTCTTGCAATGCAGAAGTAATAGCTTTCTCTTTGTTCAAACGAACATCTAAGATTTTGTTAATCATCTCATAATTGTCCGTAGCGATTTTAATCTTATTAGTAGCATCTTCTATTTGCTGGTCTGCAATTTTATCCATTAAATCGCGTTCTTGTGAAACAGCATCAAGCCAATTTTGAGTATATTCTTGTCTTTGGGTAAGCATACCCTCAAAAGTTTGCACATACTGAGAACCATTCTCCATATTCTCCAATACAGCTTTTGCTGCTTCATGAGCATATTCATTTATACTACCATCGGCGTTGAACAACTCATCAAATTTGACATTCTGTAAAATAAATCGTTCATCAGCCTTATTCGTGTTATACATATCCAGAACGCCTTGATGAGCTTCGTTCTTTCGCATAGTTTGGAACTCAAGCTGTTTATTATAGTTTTCAAGAATATCGTTTGAAAGTTGTGCTTTCTCATACTGATTTTCTGTTCTACCATAACGATTTGTAAGAATATTTTCATCATATTCTAAGTTGCCGATTTCACGAGTATATCTACTATCTTGATTTTGAATATTTTGAACTTTTTGCTCCGTAACCTTTTCCATTACGTCCACAAAATCAGACTCTACATCTTGAATATTTTCACGAATATCACTTAAAGTTTCTTGTGCCTTTTTAGCCAAAGTAGCAGTAGGAGCATCTTGCATAAGCTTCATAGCTACTTCTTCTTTTTCTTTAAGTGCAGCGATAGCACTTCTCATATTATCAGCAACCATTTCTTGTTGCGTAATAACAGATTCCATGTTCTTTGAAGTAGCTTCATCAGCCAATTCAAAGAATCGTTTCATATAATCTCCGTCAGTAGGATTCTTTAAAAAGTCATTGGTCTTTTCTCTAAATCCTGTTTGCCAAGTATTATATTTTGCCTGTTCTTCGTAATACTTTTTCTGAACCTCCCACGACTAAAGTCGTAGGGTTCTCGGTCAATAACTCCAACGAGTTAAGTATCACCGAGCTATCCCCGTAGTTCCTACGGTTCTTATATACATTATTTAAAATTTAATTATTTACCAATCTTAATCCTTCATTCAAAATATTAATAGCTGCATTTACATCTCTATCTAATTCTGAATTACAAGCAGGACAAGACCAAATTCTAATATCTTCTGATTTCTTACTATCTCTATGCCCACAACAATGACAAATCTGACTTGATGGAAAATATCTGTCTATTACCGATAATGTTTTTCCATACCATTCACATTTATATGTAAGCATTCGTCTAAATTCTGACCAAGAAACATCGCCAACACGTTTATTCCTTGTATTACTATCAGTTTCTCTCATAGATTTAACATCTAAATCTTCGATACTAATAACATCAAAATTTTGAACAATAGAAGTAGATATTTTTTGTAAAAAATCATTTCTCTGATTAGAAATATGTTTTTGCAATTTTGCAACTTTCACTCTTGCTTTATTCCAACGATTACTACCAATTGTTTTTCTTGATAATTCTCGTTGCAATTTAGCAAGTTTCTTTTCTGATTTTTCATAAAATCGAGGATTGTCAATTTTAGTACCATCAGATAATATAGCAAAATCTACAATACCTAAATCTAATCCGATATTTCTATTAGTTTTTGGCAACTGTTCAAAGGTTATATCAGTACAACATAACGAACAGTAATATTGTCCATTTGATTCTTGTGATATTGTGGCATTTAAAATTCGTCCTTGTGGAATTTGTTTATCTCTTACTTTTACTAATCCAAGTTTAGGAAGTTTAATATGCTTATTTTCAAAACCTAAACAGTTATTTGTATTTTTTGTCTTATAAGACTTATGTCTATTTTTCTTTGATTTGAATTTAGGATAACCAGAATGTTCTTTAAAAAACTTCTGATATGCCATGTCTAAATCTCTAAGTGAAGATTGTAATCCAACCGAATCAACCTCTTTTAGCCAACTCAATTCTTTCTTTAATTGGGTTAAATCTTTAGAACACATGTTGTATGTAAAAGTCATTTTATCTTGCTCATACGTTTTTATCCTTTTATCAAGATAATAGTTATACACAAATCTTGTACAACCAAAAGTTTTTTGAATTAACTCTTGTTGTTTCTTATTAGGATAAATTCTATACTTATAAGCTTTTTCAGCCATAATATCACTTCCTTTCACTTAATTATTCTCCGTTTAAAAAGTGAAAGGTTATTAAGTTTTAAATAATATATAAGAACCGTAAGATTCTTTAATCGTTTTAGAGGTTGTCGTTCACATAGAGTCGCTAATTCTATGTATCCTTATCTGCCTTATGGTTTAGCAGTAGGTATCTTATAGTTTCCTATAAGCACAGACCATATCTTATCCCTCGTCATTACACGTTAGGGTCTACCCACTTCGGGACGCTTGTCCCTACTTCCCTCAAGAGGAATGGTCGTTGAACTTTACCTTTCGGTCTTAGCTGCTGATTATCCATTATTAAAGTGTTTAGGATTTAACCTTGCACCATCTATTCAATTTTTTCTACTTTCGTAACGTTCACGCTTATATCTTTTAAGATATTACGTTGTAGTTTGAATAGCTTTAGGAATTTCCAGCAATTAAATGCAGTATTTATACACAGCTTACGCTATGCAGACCCTACAATAATTAAGGTCATGGTGGTCACCCGAAACCTTGGCAACAGTAAGGATGACATCGTTGTTCTTAACCCAATATTCGTTTCGGTCGCCATTTGCAATATTTTTGCTTTCAACAAAATTATTAAAGAATTCATTATCCTGAAAACCAGTTTCAACTTTGAAATCAATGGCTTCTTCAAGAACTTCCATAAGTTCAATACCATTTCTTCTCATGGCTCTCTTTATCTCTCTTTTGCTTGGTTTATATCCTTCGTCAAAGCCGAGAATATCCAAACAAACTTTATTAATCTTTTCATTTGCTTGCGCAGAACTTACCTTATTACCATCTTCATCAAATATCTGAATACCATGTGTATAGTCATACAAAAAGCTCTTAAAACCTTCATAATCATTTTCAGGCTTTGAAAACACTCTTGTTAAATTATCTGAAATTCGCATTTATTTAACCTCCTTTACTTTTATTAGGCTACTGTTAGCTTCTTATTAGCTACGCCTGTAATCGAAGAACCAACTTCTGGTGTACCGTTGAAGCCTTCAGCAGAAACCTCAAAACGATCGTACTTTACCAAACCATAACAACGAACTATATCACCAGTCTTGTTATATAGGTTACTTTCTTTCTTCCATTCATTTGTCCATTCTTCTGCACCTACTGGAACTTGATATACCAAAACTGCATCACCAGGGTCGGTAACCAATACAAGATAATTACCATTACCCATCTTCTCTACAATCTTTCCTTCAAATTTAGTAACAGCAGCCTCCTTAAATAGGTCAAGACTATCCCAATCTCCAACGGCTATCAAATTACCATTGTCTGTGTCGCTGCCCAAAAGGATTGAAAACATATGACCGCCGTATGTACCACCAGACAATACATTTGATGGGTTTGCAGTGGCATGTTTTGCAATCTCATATTTAATGCTCATGTTTGCCATTTTTATTTCCTCCTCTTAATTTTTTGCATAAAAAAAACACCCTCAAACTGATACGCAAGTGCATATCAATTCGAGAGAGCGAATATTATTTGAATTTTAATGTACCATATTTACTTGTCTTTTTTTCATTACCATTTGGATTAGAAAAATGTTTGACAGCAGATTTCTTTTCTACTTTTGTTTCAACATCTCCGCCTTGCAAAGCATATTCTCCAACAAGAATTTTAACTTCTTTTATAAGGTCTTCAGGAGAATATTTATCCATATTCTCATATAGTTTCGCAAAAGATTCATTAATAAAATTACCCTCATCGTCTTTTGCAGAAATGATTTCATATGCTTTATCAGTCAAGACTTTTTCTCTTTGAGAATGAAGTTCTTTGGCATCGGTTTCATTTTTAAAGTCTACCAACGCTGCATAATTTGAACGCATAGACTGCAACTCTGCAAATTCACTGTCAGTCAAAAATTCACGATGTAAGTTATATCTTTCGCCGTCAAAAGCAACATTATCACCATCTTTTGTATAATTCTGACCGAAAATCTTATTGCCATCCCAATTCTCGTATGTAAAATGATTGTCATAAACAGCACTAATAAAATACCAATCATTGTCGGCAGATTCAAACTCGGACAAAAGCTGATATAAAGCATATCGTATATCATCATGAGAAATCTCATATGTGCGAACAATTTTTTCAAACTTCTGTTCTTCATCTTCATGATTGTTGGAAGGCTCTTCAGAATCTTTATTATCATCAAACATCTCTGCAAACTTCGTTTCAAGTTCTTCGTCTGACATTCCCTCGTATTCAAATGTCACATCTTCAGCAGTCTTACCATACTTGGCAAGTAATTCTTCAAATTTTGTCATCTTGTTATTTACTCCTCCTTCCTTTGAGTTATGGTGAGCAATTTGCTCTTTATTGAAATTAGAAAGTGTATCTTTAAGACTCTCTAAAAGTTCAAACAATTCTTCGTCTCTATTAAATTTAATAGAATTATTTTCAACACTAAAATCAGCAATATCTAATCTTGCGTTTTTCATTCCTTCTTCAATATCTTCTAAAGTATCGGGATTTTTACCCAAGCATGTCGCACCCATAATCACAACATCAGTTAATTCAAGTTCTTTTGTTGAAGCATTAAAAGACATTTCATTAACTGCCAATTCAACACTGATTTTTGTACCGCCTTTTCGTTCAATTATTGAACAAGCATCAGTATATTCTCTTGGAATTGCACAATACCCATACAAAAAATTATGACCAGTCTTTTCTTCAACTTCAAACGTAGGTTTATCAGCAGTAAAACATCCAATTTGCTTTTCAAGATAAATCGGATTGCCGTCATTATCAAATGCAATATCATGAGATGTAAAGTCTTTTAATGTTTCACCTGTTTTTTCATCTACATATTCCATGAAATTAGCCAAAATCGGCTTATAAGCCAACGTTTTTGAAGCTTTAGTTAACGCATCATCAGTGACATTAGAATGATTTCTATTTAAACCTGAATGCATTAATTTCACCTTACAATAAAGTAATGAATTATCTCCAGTTTCTTCAACTTCAAAATTTGCTGGAACTTGTACTGATAATTGATACCCCGTATCTTTCGAACTGAAATTACAAGATTTATTTTTATTTAGATAAAAATTATATAAATCATCTATTGTTAAAATCTTCTTTTTCATATATATCTCCTCCTTTCTTGATTATTGAACTCCTCACAAAAGGGGGAGTATTATATGAACAATACATTGCTATATTGAACTTTACTTTTGTCTATGTCGTTTGAAAATTTTGTTGTTGTATTATTAAGAAATGTATATATTCCGCTTGTTTTATCTATCAGTTGAAACCCCAATTTCGTTAATAAATTTGCTGTTTCAACATCAGAAACTTTAATAAATTTTTTGCCCATTGACATCACCGCCTTATTTATTGTTTAGGTCTTCGTCACGAGTTCGTAATCCTGCATCTGTTAAATCGGATTCATCTTTGGTATTTGAACCATCTCCACTTTGCGTATAAGAACTACTTAACGGTCGGAATTTCGTTGAAACAGACAAAATATCTTCTTCTAAGAAATTCAAAGCCATTGTTTCCTTTTCTGAAAAACCATTTAAAGAATTCACCATTAACTTTGTCGGCAATCCATACTGTGCCGATTCCAATAAAGATTTTCTGAAATCTTCTTTTTGAAAAATGCCAACTTCAAAGAATTTTACTTTGCAATGGTCTTCGCCAACATAAAAACGAAGCAGTCTATTTATAATTGCTTCAATTTGTGGAATAATAGGGGACATAATAAATTCTGTGTCCGCCGTTACACCATATTTGAAAGCAGTGGAATTTGATGCTGAATTTAGATTTAATATCTGAGCACCTCCGGCACTATTCAAAATTTCTTTTGTTGCCTTTTCAACTTTTGTAACATCACTATCCGCACCACTATCAGGAAAACTAATTTCATGTAATTCACCTGGTACAATAGCCGCTGAAATATAGTCAGGAATGGCATCATTTATCATTTTGTTAAAATACTCAATCATTATTTCTGGGTCAACGCTCCAGTTATCTGGTTCGTCATTACCCATAGTTTTCATCTCAAGCCATACTAACTTGTATATATTTGCAGCTTCTTGAACTGCTTGATAATCAGCCATATCCATTAAGTCAATTAAACTCAAGAAAATCGGAGTAAATGGGGGAACAACAGTCTCCCAATCCTCCGACCTGAATTTAGTACATACTGCATATTCTTCAGGCATTTGTTGATATTTGTCGCCAGAACTTTCATATGCTTTATATAATGAAGTAAATGGTTCACCATAATACTCTAGCAAATCAGCATTTTTTCTGAAGTAAGACATATCCATGGCAAATGAATATGAACCATCGGTAAATACTCCGTTGATTTTACAATAATCTGCATCTAGTGGAAGCCAAAACATACCTTCGCCTTCTGTATAATACGAACAAGCATAAAACACATCTTCTCGCATATTTACAACTGCTGATTTAAAAACCTCATATTGTATGTGCATATCATCCAACACATTTAATGTTGCTTCATATGATTGTAAAATACTATCTTTGTCATTATCTTCAACTAAACTATAATTAGGGATAACAGAATGAATGCTTGTGTCTATTTGATTTGCATAATACTTACATAATCTGTAATAAATTTCTGAACGATAAAATAAATAACGTGATAAATTACGTAGATTTGCCTCATTTGAACTAACATTTTTTATATATGTCTTAACTGATTCTTTTGAATAGTTATTTATTGTTCTAAGTTTGGTATTTTTATTTTCATTCCTTAAACGTTTTAAAGCATCCATGCTTTTGTCAAATTTTTCTAAACGTTTTTTATTTTTTTCATAAAACTCTTTCATTTCTGAAATAGTTGGTTGTTTTTTATTAGGTGAGTTATTCACCTCTTCATTATTCTTCAATAAAACTCACCCTTTCTTATATTGAAGAAAATCTTTTCGCTTTCCTAATAGGAAGCATATCTACAAGATTTCCTGTTTTCGGTCGTTTCCTTTGCGTTATATTTTTTCTTCGCTCACACATAAGAGCATAAGAAGCAAGAGCACAAGTGTAACTTCTATCGTCGTGAAGTTTGTTCTCTTTTTCGGGAGTTAACATAAATGAATCCTTGCCAGACTCTCTCGGTTTACGCACCATATTCACAATTTCTTCTTTTAGGCTGTCCAAGTTCGCCAAAGCAATCCTATCTTGCCAATCTAATTTAATTGTTTTTGTATTTACTGATTGAATTTTGTCCAATTCCTTTTGGAATTGCTGGTCATATTCATCTTGTGGAAGGTTTTTTTCTTTAAGTTGTTTTTGTATATCTTCCTTTGCTTTGTTTAAAACGTCTTCATCAATATCAAAAACTGTTAAATAATCTTTATTATCATATGGTGCAGTAAATGTAATTTTATCTTGATTCATTAATTCAATCATTGCTTCATACATTTCAGATTTATAACCGGCTGGATTTATAAGATGTATCTTATTTACGGCATTGGGAAACTTACTTACATATTCAGAAGAATATTCTTTATCTATAAGTCCTCTATGTGTTATTCCTGCCGAATCGACCCAATCCTCCATTAAATAATCGGCAATATTTACGCCACTACCACCTGAACCGGCATCAATATAAACACCAATAATATTACCATATCCATCTGCACCACCATTATAATCCAATATGACTTTTTTTAAGTATTTTATTTGATCTTGTGTTTGCATTGGCGACTTAATCTTTTTACCAACATCAATAAGATTCATACAATTTACTAAACGCATTTTCTTTTCAGTTGAGCCATCTGGCAATTTAGAATCGTATATTTCTCCAACAAGAATGACCGAGTTATCTCGTGATCTGGCTGGGTCATATGCAATTACAAATTTCTTATCACCCGTATCATTATAAAGTAATGGTTTGTATACTCGTTCATTGCGAGTAATAACTCCACGTCTTATAATTGCATCCGAACCTGCGTCAGTTGTAAATTCACAATAATACTCTCTACGTGCTTTTTCGGGATTAGAACGCATGTCAGATTCTATCATTTCTCGTGTAAGAGCAGGTGTAGTGGGGATATTCATAATAGTAGGTTTCATAACTAAATCGCAATCAATTTGAGCTACAAAATAATCTTTATTTCCCATAATCATTTGTTTACTGAAATCACGATACATTGTATAAAAGGGAGTGTCTGTAGAAGAAGCAGATGAAACATAAACTAATTGATTAGGAATAGGTTTAGGAATGGCTAATAATCTTGTTTGGTCTATCATATTTCCATCTTTATCAAAACCAGTAGCAAATTCGTTTTTTGTGGCACAAAAAGCCTTATAAACAGAAAGTAAATCTTGAGACAAAAAAGCACTTTCGTCAAAAATAACACATGAGGCTCGAGCGCCCCTATTACGATCGATATTGGACGAAAGCGTTCGAGAGAACGAACCATTATGTAAACTATATGTAAAACCACTTGGATTGTGTGAAAATCCATCTCCACTTGCATTTGGAACTTCTACTTCGTTTTTAAAAATATATCCAGAAGAATTTATTAATGAAGCTATTCTATCATTTGCAATATCTTCTAATTTTTTAAATGTTGTAGCAGATTGTTGACTACTACCAGAAGCAATATAACAATTCCAAGGTTGAATAGCCAACATTTGTTTTGCCATTGCAAATAAAACAATCCAAAAACTTTTACCATATGCACGGGATGCACATATCATAACTTGGGGAGTAGCCCACGACATTTGCATTAAATATGCTTGAGAATCTAACAGCTGTATATTAAAAAAATCTTTTATGAACTTAACGGGGTTTTCTTGATAATAATTTTTTTCTTCAGCAATCCTTTGAAAACCTTCTACCTTTCGAGAACTCATAGGATATATAATGTCCTTATGATATATTTTTGTGTGATTTTCTATTCCCAAAAGTTCTCGAACAAATGAAGCTCCATATATGCATCTATTCGCAATTTCATCATTATATACAACTGGATATTTAAACTGTTCCATACAATTCTTCCTTATATTTCTTAATAGTGTCCCTAGCATATCCAGACAACTTCGATAATTGCGATAGAGAAGAATTTGGATTTTCTTTTAATATTTTTGTCAATATTTTGATTATTTTCTTTCTCCTCATCTCATGAGCGTTATCTATATTGTTTATTAAACCAAGCTCTTTTGCGGTAGTTAAATATTTTTTTACGGAAGTAGAAGTAACCCCTAATATATTGGCAATTTGAGTCATATTAAGTTTAGGATCGTTATTTTTTATTTCAACAGCTTTATACATATTATCTCTTTGAACTTCATAAAGCGTACGGTATTTACACCAACCTATAGTAGTTGCTCTTTTTAAATATGTTCTTGCTGTTTCAGTACACATATAAAAATGAGAGGCTATCTCATTTAGATTATGTCCCTTATTATAATAATCAGCGATTTCTTTCGTTAATATTTTTGCACAATCTTTTTCACATTTTATCCAATCAATAGTATTCAAATCAAAAAGTTCACCGAACAAACTTTTTTCCATATTATTTTTTATATATGGAATACTAGATTTTTTGCATTCAATTCTTATTAATGTGCAGTTATTCTCTTTGGCTAAAATATCTTTTTTTCTATCATTTTCTTGTAAAAGAGATAATGGTTTAAATCTTTCATCATAATGAAAACCACCATCCATTTCAAGTAAATAATGCACGCCTTTATAAACAAATGAAAAATCATATCTAAATTTTCGAGCCCAGTCTGGAGAAAACTCTACACATAAATTTTCTATAGGAAGTTGTTGCAAAATCGACAATGCTAATAAATTGGGATAAGAATTCCCATTTGAACATTTTGGACAATGCATTTTCTTTGATTTGACTAAGTCAACAGGAATCATCTCTCGCTCAAAACCGCAATGTGGGCACTTAGTTTGTATATGTATATGAGAGGATTTAGCATAAATTTTTTTTGCATCATCTGGATTTTTTAGATATTTAACTAATTCCGGATGAGTAGTATTCATATCGTTAAATCCCTCAAGGACTTTTTTATTAGCACAATATACACAATTACGAATTTCGTGTTCTTTATGTTCAACTATGCCATGACATCTTTGACATTCGCAAGAATACATTTTTCTTAATCTTCCTTGATTATCATTAGCCCTATATCTATTTATAATTTTGTATGTAGATTTTGTTCCGTTAATTATTTCACCAATATCATATCGAAACTCAGGTAGTGTTTTCTTCTTCATTTTCCTTTTTCCTCCCTAAAACATATGTATTAACAATGTCATCGAGATCACATAAATTAGCATCTTTCAATAAATTTTTATCTTGCATTGTATCTCGCAAATCTAAATTTTCTTGTAATAAAATACGAAAAGCTTCACGCAATCCGTCATTCTCCTCAGTTAATGCACTTAGTTTTTTTCTTTGCTCTGCTACCATATCCGCCCATTCAGATTCATCGTTATTTAAAGCTTTTAAAATAGCAGACATACTAATATCAGCAACTTGTTGCATACCTTTACAAGTTTCTATATTATATCCATTTATTCTCCCTTCTCTTAAATCAAGATCTTTAATTTTTTTTAATTTACCTGTCCAAGTATTTTCACCTTTTTTTGCATTCTTATTGTATTTCAATGAAATACAACTATCTTGAGCCAAGTTCGTAATAATAGATGTAATTTTGCTTTTACTATCTTGTAGAGTTTTAATTGTTGCTGAATTTTTTTCAATATTGTTTATATCAGACATTAATTTAGCAACCGTATCATCTATCTTTGACTGCTGAAGAAAGCCTCTAACTATTGAAATTGCAGATGAAGTTCTCATCATATCGTCATTAGCATCTTCACTAGAATCCAATAATCCTAATAATTGCGAATATAAAAAAGGTTGATCTTCAATAGCCTCTTGTTCAAATGGATCATAATTAAGAAGACGTTTAACATCCTCTTTATTCTTTTGACAATCTTCATAAACGTCTTGTCCCAAATGCTCATTTATGATATTTACTTCAGTTTTTTCATCATCATAAACGATTTTTTCTTTATAAAAGTCCGAATCAAAGAATGTCAAACCAAGATAATTTACCATTTGAATATTTTTAATATAAGCCGACCATGCATTATGTTTTACCTTTCCGGCTATTAAATTTTCAGATTCCTGCACACTTGCGTTCCACACAGTATTTAAAAATGGTTTTTGCAAATATTTCAATGCTAAAATTACACTTTCCTTAGTTGGTTCATGTTCTTCACCATTTTTATCTACTCTCAATGCTATTTTTCTAGCACATTCTCGACATATAGGAGTGCAAGTAGTTTCGCCATACATCGGATCTGTGTTCACATAGAAATGAGTCTCTCTATTTTTATGTTTTTTACACATTAAACAAAATGCAGTAGAATCATATTTTTCTAATTTTTCTTCTAACTCTTTAACTCTTTCTCTTGCTTGAGCAGCCGTTAATTTTACTGGTTGCTCAGTCTTTTTTACTGCCATAATTAACTGCTCTCCTTTAACATATTTTTGAGGAAGTGTAGGATTTGCACCTACATAGTTACTTTTCTTCCTATATGACAAAAGAGCAGGGAATACCTACTCTTTCTTTGTTGATTTATTGTTTGTTGGGTTGTTAAATCTGAATACTATCCTTTAATTTTCTAACCTTGGTAGTATCAGTTTTGATGTAAAACTTTTTAGTTACATCCGTTCCGGCATGATTCAACATAGTGGAAATATCCTCCAAATTTACGCCGGCGTTCTTGAGTATCGTCGCGTAGCTGTGGCGGAAATCGTGGTGATGTAGGGTAGGAACGTCAATCATTGCACCAATCTTTTTACACCAATCATTCAACGTGCTATTTCGTATTGGCTTATCTTCGGTGACATAAGGTGTAATGAACAACCATCCATGGTCGTCAATATTATTATCCTTGCGATATTGAATCAGATTCTCAAGATAATTTTTTGTTTCAACTGAAAAACTCAATTCTACAATTTTACCTTCTTTTTCAATAACGTCAGTGCAAATTCTCTCTTCTAAATTAACTTGTTTCCATTTTAAATTGGCAACAGCATTTACTCGTGCCATAGTGGTTAACGAAAGAAAGGCATATGCTTGTAATTGAATATCACCATATTCTTCAAGTTTTTCTCTCATTAATTGCACTTGTTCCTTTGTAAGATATGTTTGTACTGTAATGGGTTGTCCAGCTTTAGGTCTATCTATAAACTCAGTCGGCGATTCTCTTATAAGTTTCTTTTTTCGAAGAAATTTATAGAAAGCAGAAATCGAAGCCATAACCCTCTTTTGGCGATTTACATTATTACCTTGTTGTTTTCTCCAATAGTAATATTCCGTAATATCATCCTCGGTTGCCTCTAAGACAGATAAATTAAACTGATGGTCATACATAAAAATAAACCATTGTTTCAAATCCGCATTATAAGCCTCAATAGTATTTTTAGATAAATCACGAATAGACATATCTATCTGATATTTTTGAAATAATTTTAAAGTTTCGGGATTTATATTTTGAAATTTGTTTTCATCATACATCTGTATACGTTTTGCACGTTCTGCCATAAAATCACTTCCTTTCTATACCTAACAAAAAAAGAAGTAGAATCACATCAAATGAAATGAAACTACTTCTTTCGTGAATCTTATTTACTATGTATTGTGTTAATCTGGTCTAATACTTCGTCGATTTCAGCTTCAAATAATTTTGTGCAGCACGAATATAAGTCATCAATATAACCAAATAACTCAGCATATTTTATAACTGACAATTTATCTTTCTGTTTAACTTGCTTTAAATTATACCCTTCACACCTTGCTTCTAAATCGACATGAAAATTTTCCTTAAAACACTTATACAATTCTTTGTATCTGTTAGCATAATTACCACTTCTACGTCTACAAATTCTATTAATGACATCTTTCTTCTTATATACATCAATATCATCAGTTAAGCCATTAATAACTTCTTGCTTGTGATTAATCTCATTCTTTTGAGCCTCAATGACTTCATTTTGCTTACGAACAGTAGTTAAAGTTGTTGAAAATAATAACTTTGTTTGCTCATCAGCAAAAGGAAGATATGTGCTTATAAATGTTTCATCATCGTTTACATATCCGCCTGTCTTACGAATTGCAGGCAAAACTTCGTCTGTAACCCAATCTGAAAATTTCTCGGCTTCTGGCTTTCGACTTGTAAAGATAAGTTTATAAACGCCACTTTCGGTAAGGAAATTTTCGCCGGCATTATTCAATTTTCGGATATCGGCATTACCGACTTCCGAATTTTTAACCTTAACTACTTGGCTTTTATTCATTTTTCTGAGATTGTCATTGACATTTTTAATCCCTAAAACTTTAGCTACATGTTTTGGATTAAACAGAACTTGTCCATTCAACTCAAATACCTCTACATCATTTCCCTCAAACATCATCAAATTGTTGTTCATTAAAAATCCTCCTTTTATCAATACAAAAAAATATAGTAATAAAAGGAGAGGGCGGGTGACTATCCCGCAAATCTCTCCATTGTTGGTGTGATAGGAATTTACCCTATTCATGACTCCACCAATAGAGGTAGAAATAAGCAAGTTGCTTATAATTTTCTTTACCAATCTAACTGATTGACCTACTAACATATTCTCCGTTCCGTAAACGAAAAACATAACATTTCGAGCAATCAAGGAATCGAACCCCCGACCAAAAAACCATTTTGCCCATAGAAAAAGAGTGTGCAATTTCTCACACACTCTCACAATTCATATAGTTCACCAACCGAATATTTCACGAATTCTGTCCATTTCCGCAAAACATTCATCCATATGGTTAAGATTGTCTCTTACTCTACCAAGTAAGTCTTTAATCTCATCGTCACTCAAATTTGATTTAACAACAACATACTTTCCGTCGTCAATATCATCAATCAACTCATCTTCATAGTCTTCTTCAACTTCATCAGCATAATCCACTTCATATACTTCCGCATTTTTATTTAAATTACAATGAATCAGTTTTGACGAGCAATCACTGAAAATATATAGTACCTCACTATCATAGTTGAAATACTTGCCATTTCTTTTAGCCGGTTCAACGAAAACCTCATAATCATTATTGATAGACAAAATATATTCTTCATCATAATCAACCACGCCACTCAAACCTATCTCAAGTGATATGAAGTAAACATCATCATAACGAGCCAATTCTTTTATAATTGGTTCAATATCTTCATAATGTCCAATTACCGATATATTCTTAAATTCAGTCGATTGTGAAGCGAGTTCAAATATAATATCATCAGCCAAAACTTCCATATCATCTACTATGTAATTCTTCATATGTTAAAACCTCACTATTATTCGTTGATTTCTCTCTTAAATGTTGAACTGAACTTTGCCTTTGGGATATACTTTGCTGGCACGGCGATAGACTCACCAGTCTGAGGATTTCTTGCTGTCGTTGCTTCCTTGTATACTTTCTCTAATTTTACAAAGCCAGTAATATCAACAACACCCTCTGTCAAAATGCCGTCCTTTATAATATCAATAACCGAGCTAACAACTTCTGTTGCCGCCTTCTTTGTTACATTGTTCTTTTCTGCATATACTGCGATAATATCGTTCTTTTTCATAATTAATTTCCTTTCGTTCTTTACAATTATTTTTTTAATTTAACTCAATAGGGTAGTAACAAACTAGTTTAATTTCAGCGTATATTCGCAAACCTTTCCTTTAGTCTGTTCAAATACCAATAACTTTGCAGAAGCATTAGCACTCTTACGCAAAGATAAAGAGTAACTGTCTATGCCAATGATAGAGCCAACATTTATTACTTCGCTATTTACACCAATTTCTTCTGTCTTATTGTGATGCAAATGACCTGCTAACAAATACTGAATAGGGACATTATAAATCCTTGAAAACTCATCAATGGCAGTTTTCATATTCTTTACTTCACCATGTATTCCTAAAATAGTATTACAAGCCACTTGTGCATAAATAAATCCAGTAGGATTTTCTATGTAAGTAAAGTTTGGATTGTCTTTTAGTTGAGTTTTGATAAACTCTGCGACAACTTTACCCATATTGTCCTCTGTAAAAGTACCTTTTGGTTGTCCAAGCATACGAAGTTCTGAATGATTACCATCCGTAGATTGATATTTAACTCGTACATACTTAGTTAACTCATTTAACCAATTTGAAATGAAATCAGCATACTTAATTGTTCCGTCAACAACGCCATATCTCAATTTCATCAACTGTGAAACTCTTAGAATACCATCATTGAAATCGCCCATATTAAATACATGGAGAGTATCAATATTTTCTTTATCTATGATTTCAACAGTCTGATTGAATAAATCCCACATTCTTTCTTCAAAAATTTCTGGACTATATGCATTTATAATATCTCCAAATAATCCCCTTAACTCATATTCAATGCCAAAATGTTCATCGCCATACACAAGGGCGAAACCACGAGGGTTATGTTTTGGTTCAATATAAGTGGGAATATCCATAGGTGTGAGAGCAGCAATAGCATTACAAATCTTTTCTGTAATCAATTCATCTCTAGCTTCTTCACGCAACCAACGATTGTATTCCAACTTTTCTGTTTGGAGTTTTACTTTTGCCTTGTCCAACTCTCTCTTCTGAAATTCAAGTTCCTTGAGTTGTTCATCTGAATCGGTGAATTTACTTTGATTAGCATTCAGCATCTTCTGAAATGATTGAAATTTCTTACGGTATGTACTTTCTCCAAAATCATTTCCCGTCAACTGATTGATAATCAACGCTACTTCAGACCAAGTACCAATAATATCTTTTTGTGAACATATTCTATAAATTAGTTCTTCATCTGTTTCATCTTGAAGTCGTTCAAATTTAATAACGTCCACCGCCCTTACGATTACTCGTTAGCAGGAATCTCATCGTCCTGCTTAATGGTAAGAGAAATACCACTTATATGATTCCAGTCCGCCAACAACTTGTCCAATGAATATACTTTTATATCATCTTTTGTTGTTTCAGTGATTGTCATATCTTCCATGTTGATTTCCGCATTCTTTAGAGAAATCGCCTTTGTTATCTTTGCCATATCAAATTAGTCCTTTCAAATATAATTTTTTAGCCTTATCAGCATACATATCCTCGATATATACACGACCAGCACCGCCTTTTGTTCTGTAATGCCCTACAACAAAATGTGTTTCAGGGTCAATATAACCATTCGAACTTCTGACGATAATGCCATTTTTAATGAGGATATTCAATTCTTCTTTGGAAACGGGTTTAATTGCCTTTCACTTCTTTCTATTAAATTTGCCACAAGGGGCGTACATTTCTTTTGTAAGTGTGAAATGCTCAATGAAATATCACTTAATGGAGGCAGGTAGACGAATTGCACGTCTATCATAAGATAATGAGTCTTATATGCTACTTTTACACCAACCTGCTATATTTTTGCACAAAAAAAGAGCCAGTTAATATAACTGACTTTGGGATATATTTTTTTACAACAAATGTTGACAAAATAAACAAATCGGGGGTAATATCTATAATATAAGATAAAATATTTG